AAAATGGCAGAAATACCACCTGTACCGTCATCACCCTTTACGGTATATAAAGTCCAGTAAGTATTAGAACTAATAGGATAAACTGGCGTAACTATAGAAGCACTAGAAGTATGTCCCAAAATACAAGACCAACCATAACCATAAGAATCTATTACTATATCTCCTAGACTATAGTCTGTAGCAATAGCCCAGTTCCCTTTAAAGACATTTCTAGTTGCATTGTCAACAGGTCTAGTAGCACCAACAACAGAACTCCATTCCATACCCGTACCGGAAGAGAATATCAAATTACCAGAACTATTCCTAACAGAGATACTATTAAAGTTAGCAGCTCCTGATTTATCTATTCTCCAACCAGTATAACTTCCACCACTATTACTATAATTATCTGACTGAATGATATTTCCAACCTGTGCCATATTAGTAATATAGGCAGTATTAGTTGCTAGTGCATTAGTTAATAAAGAGCCAGAAATAATCTGGTCTCCGTCTATAAATGCTTTACCAGCATCACAGGTTAAATTAGTATCCCCTTTATAAGTAGCCAAAATTCTGCCACCAGCAGCAATAGCAGTAACAGATGAAGTAGAGCTTTGTAAAGTAGTATTTCCTGGGATGTAATATAGATATAAAGTTCCGGCAGTCCATTGAACATTACCAGCAGTAACAGTTACATTTGTAGTTCCATTTTTAATACCTACAAAAGAACTCCAAGCTACATAGTTATTAGCAGGACTGTTAGGGGTAAATTGAAGCCCTGTGTAAGTGTATGTATCTGGATCCACAGAGGCAGACGTGACCGCAACTGAAGAACTTTCATCACCTGCACCGAATGCATCATAGAGAGTCACTGTGTATTTGAAAGTGGTTCCTGCAGTCGCTTCAAAATCGATGAAGCTGGATGTGGTTTCCACGCTCTTTTGTAAAACCGTACCTGCAGAGTTATATTGCTTAAACACATACTTCAGTACATCTATATCAGACACGACAGGAACTTTTAAATATGCCGCATTAAACACAGGAGTAAAGTCCAAGGTCACAGCAGATGGTTTTGCATTGTCAAAAGTTGCATCCAAAGATGTTGATGACAAGTAGCCTGCGCTGTCCAGCGCAAACAATTTTATTTTGAATTTACGAGTGGCATTGCCGAATATTGAAGCATTCTTTTCAAAACTCATCGAGTATTGACCGTCCAACTTGTTGTCAGGGGTAATCACTTCAGTGGCTTTCAAAGTGTTTGTGTCGTGCGTGTAAAATTGTAAAACATACTTATCCAACGTGACACTTTTTGCTTTATTCGGTAGCGCATTCGACCACACAAACACGATATCTTTTGTGTTGAAAGAAACTGTCAAAACCCCATTGGATGCGATTGGCGCATCTTTCCCCTCCAAATGTAAATTTGTTGGAGGAAGCAATTCAGAATTTTGCATCGTGTAGGAAATACCACCGCCATAAGTTCCAAGAATTTTGTTATTTTTCAGCTCAGTCAGCAATGTCGTGGATCGTACGGTGTACCTGTTTGCATCCGACGATGTTGTGTCAAAGTATAGATATAAAACACCAGCGGTCCATGCTGCATAACCTTCAGCAACCGTTTTCAGAAATGTGCCGTCTTTATAAACATTGAATGAATTCCAGGCAATCTTGTTGGCACTGGGGTTGTTTGGAGTCAACACAAGACCTTCAAACTTATACACATTGTCAATGAAGAATTCAGCTTCTTGGGTGCTGCTGTAAGTGAAGTCAGACAACTTACCTGCTCTTGAAATCGAACGCACAGCAAAGAAAGCACTTGGAGTGCTGAGCTTTGGCAATATGAACGTGTTGTCCACTGCTCTACCAATCTCATTGAATATCGGTAAATTGCCGGAAGTTCTTGGTCCACCAGCTTCGTACATATACAACACATATCCAGCAAATTCAGAGAAATTCACCGGAGCCCAGGTCAAAGTTCCTGAAGAATTTGCCAAAGCATTGTTGCTCGGTTCATACACAATCCACGCAGGTGCCGGAATCGACATTGCATACGTATTGTTTGGCTTCTGATATTCATTTGCTTTTTGAGACCATGACAAGTGTGTGTGATCGAACATTTGAGCTTGAACTTCGCAAGTATTTTCTTCCGTGACTTTCACACTGTTGATTCTGAAGTATTCATTGGAAATGCCGATGGTATTACTCGTGAGTGTTATAAAATCCCCAGGTTCAAGATATTTATCTTTTATTTGATATTTGAACTTTATGCTGTAAGCTGTTCTGCTTGTTCTGACAAGTTCTTCTGCTTTTGCCAAAGCATGATATCTGTCTGTGGCACCTTCAAAAAACTGCTCCATTTCCAACAGGGTATTGCTATCTTCCAACAACATCGTTTGATAAACGGTATTGTCATTTGTCACAGTTATGATCGAGCTGAAGGCAGTTTCTCTCGTTGTCCAAATGATTTTAGAACCTTTAGTCAACTTTGCACCCACAGCCTTGTCACCGCCAGAGTTACTGCCTGTGATCACAATTTTGTAAACCTTATCTATGTTGGCGTTTCCTAGCGTTACCGTTTGAGAACCAAGGGTCGACCAATCACTTTTCGAATAAGTATACAGTTGCGTGTTGCTGTCGTCATAAATTGTGATTGTCAGAGAATCATCCGCAGTGTATTCTAAAGTCATGGCACCCACGTCAGCCTTTCTCACAATTATGTTGTAAGTCAAGGTTGTATTGTTTGTCGCCGTGGACCATACACCGTAGTTATTCAGAAACCTGCCGCCAACTTGCTCTTCGTCATAACTATAGTCTGCGAGAGGGTAACGAACACCTCCGACACCGACCAAGGATGTTCCTGGGTATTTAGGAGGCCATGACACAGAATCTTCTTTGAAGTTTTCAGTTTCATTGTTGAATCTCACTATGCAGTGATTCAATCGCTCACTGGCTGTGGGCCAAGCCATCTCTATGTCTTGATCCATTATGAGATCATCTTCAGTCAAAGTTGCCGCAACGACTATATTCGAATTCGACTGATTTGGATACTGCAAACTCAGCTTATATTTTCCGCCTGACCAAACAAGTCTTGCGTCTCCCATTGTGGCAAGAATAGCTTCAACATTGTCTCTTACGGGTTTCTTTGTGTCAATGATTATATTACATTCATACAAAGGTAAATCTCTTGTTGAGACATTCTTCTTGCCGTCTGTGGATTTCCAAATTTTGCCGCCCACGGTCACGTTTGTTTGCACAGTCATTTCTGCAACCGGAGCACAAGCTTCGAATGATGCCAAGTCAATCTCCAGTACATCCACAGATCCACCTGAAGTTGTGTCCATCAGGTAATCCAACAAACACCATACAGGATTGTTGCTATATTCCCACACAGTGTTCAATACACCGTTGGTTACTTTTCTGATCAATTTACCTTCGATCAAAAATTGCAGAGAAGGAACTCCGCTAAATTGTGGATCATCTCTGTCCAAACGAATCACGGCAGATATGTAAGCCATTCCTTTGAATGTGGCATTGCTTCTGTCCGGAAAGTTCTGTGAGATAATTACATCTGCCTTGTTCAAACCTGCTTCAGTGTAATGTGCGTCAATACGCATTGCGGAACGAGGTTTGCTTGGGTCATTCCATTTTGTTTTGGAAGGATCTTCGTCCGCTGTGTAAGAGGTGCCTGCAGGGACAGAGCCGTACGTACCCAATGCAGGGTCGTCTAAATAACGAGAATCTTCGATGATCACGTCAATCACGTTGTTGATTGGACCTATGCACAGTGCTTGTTGAAAGTAAAGAAATTCATTTCTGGAGCCATTTGTGTAAGAGCGGTCAAGCATTGTGCTCGTACCATACACGTAATCATGCGACACCACGGCTGATTCACCCGTGACAGCATTCATTTCCAACATTGTATATGACCCTGACTGAGTCACAGCGGGTGTCAAGCTTTCTCCAAAGCTCTTGTCTGCATTTGAAGCCACAAAGTTAAAATCGCTTGACGTATTGTGATACGTCCTGATACCGCCTATTTTAGCTCTTCCATATACCAATCCCAGATGCTCTGGTTGTCCTTCGACAACGGTTTCAAAACCTTTTCTAGCCTCTGCAGCTTCATTGTTTTGTGCAGGAGTTTTCTTTTTAGATTGTGTCAACTGAAATATGACAGAGGCAATTGTCATCACTATGGAAACAACTGCCATGATTGTTGCAAATAAACCTGCCATCAGACTTTACCCCACTTTAATGTTATGGCACCTGAACCTTCATATATTTGATCACAACTGGAATCATTGGCATCTCTTTGTCTCACAAAATCTCTGCTTATGAATAAAGATTTTTTCGAATCTAAATTTCTCATTGGGCTTGAGCCTGTTATTTGCAAAATATTTTCTCCAAGTTCATTTGTCTTGATTAAGTAAGAAGCACCGTCTATACGACCTTTGTATACTATCGGACAATCTGCGATTTCCAAATAAGGAAAACCTGTTGAATGATTCACAAAACCAAGGCGACCCTCTAAGACTCTTCCGACAAGATTGTTCCTGACACTCGACATTTTGCTCAGCATAGGGTCTGCCAAAGTTATCTTATATTGTTCTCTGTCAACATTTGTGTTCATTTGAGGAGGATCGATTGAAATCAATGTTGCATCTGAAGAATAATTATACCCAACAAGATCAACGCCTGCATTTTGCAATTGTATATCCATGAAGTAATTTGTTGTGCTGTACATAATACTTCCGTCATAATTCAATATTCGTAACATATAAAATACATCAACAACTTCTTGTGATAATGCGTTGCGTACATTCACACTGAAATTGATCATCAGATTGCCTCCACCAGTTTGACCGTGCCATTATCCATCAATATACCGTCTTCATAAACCATTCCTATCACGGTGTCTGTGTCATACTTACAGTTCATGATCACGTCATCTTGATATGTGATTGTGGTTCCTGCCGGGACGGCTGAACGTAATACGGGATAGATATTCAATGCAACTGTGTTCAAAGTGCCTGATAAAACAGCATCAGATGTGATCATATAAATCTTTGTGTGATTACTGAACTTTATGAATGTACCTTTTGGTATGACTTTTGCGTTGTTACTTGCGTTTGCACTGATCAACAGTTGTGATGCACTTGCCGCAGTTGCGGCATAAATTGCCACTGTGCTCGTGGCTGTCTTGGCCTGTTTTGCCCCGTAATTTTGGGGCATTATAATTTGCATTGTTTCTGAAACACCTTTCGTGATAAAATTTACCATCAGGTCTTGAGCGGAGGTGGAAAGTGGAGACAATCGCGCCTCCACCTCCCATCTTTGTGTTGCTCTTCTGAAGGTATTTCTTTTCAATGAAAGGGTATCTGAAACAGTCACAGGTTGATTACTTCTGACTGTGAGCGGAGTCACAAATTCAGCTATCACCTTCGCCTGTGTCGAATCGTAGATACCATATGCCATTATCTTCTATAACCTCTTTCTTTATTGTGATTGTTTACACCTTCCGCGATATTGGGAAGCATTTTGTATATTTCTGCTTTTGTTTGTCTAGAGATGTCACCTGTGATTGTCAAGTTGACAATTTGTTGACTTCCTGAAGAATTTGCAGATGCTGCTGGCTTTATGTCAACCATGTTCGGTTGAAGCATCACAGGAGTCGATGTATCTCCGATTAAACCACCTGTGGCAAATTTTGGAGTCTTTCCTGAATTTAAGGCTTGAAGCAAACCCAGATGTTCTTTAGTTGCTGCGGCATTCACCACGAATTCACCGTTGGATACCATTGCCATTATGGAATCAGAAGTCCCTGTGCCTGGGCCGGATATGCGACCACCGTCGGCAAAGAAACCTCCCATGCTCGAAAAAGCACCCATTATGGAGCTTCCAATATCACCTAAACTACCGCCAAGACTACCCATCAAACTACTTAAACCGTCAGTTAAGCTTCCAAAAACACTACCAAAAGACTCGCCTATTCCTGATAACAAATCACCGCCTTTTGAAAACAAACTTGAAAAAGAGTCAGATATTGTTGAGAAGATGCTGCTACTTTCGCCCACAGAACTTGCCATATTTGTTTCAAAAGTATCTGCCATTGAAGCAAACTTAGGAGTAAATGCGGATTCCATTGCAGAAGCACTGTCACCAATCTTCGATGGCATCCCGGAAACTGCTGAAAGATCTGCCATGTTTGACGAAATCCCTGCACCTTCAAAATTCATCATGGTGCTCGGAGATGTATTCCACAATCCGGACACAGGATCAAAACCTGAAGCAATATTGCCAAACAATTGATTTGTAGGAGAACCAGCGGAAACCAAACCAGAAACTTGGCTTGATAACCCTGCAAATAAAGAAGTGCCCTGGGCAAGTCTATTTCCTTTATCGCCACCTTTGTCTTGCCCCAATAGAATCTTCTCAATCCTTTGAAGCACAGTCACGGTTTCAGCCGTGTTTGCGGAGACACCTTGGTCTGTGTATTGCCCAAATGTGCTGCTGAAACTGTCCAAGAAAGACTTATCACCGAACAAACTTGAGAATGTGGCGGAACCTGCTGAGAACACACCCTTGCCAAGATCAGAAATCATACCACCGGCTTTTTCCGTCAAAGGCTTGGTTAAACCTTCAATGAATGTGTCTGTGATAGAGCCTGTGACTTTGTCCAGCATACCAGCGGTAAATTCCTTGAATGTGGATTTACCTTTGACAAGATCTTTTATGCCATCCTTGAAGCCAGAAGATACGTCAGATGAGAACGCCTTGCCTGCATCTTCAGCGGCTTTCTTCATGGAGACTTCATCAAGTTTTTCTTTAATTTTATCGAGTTGATCATTATAGTCATCCACAGATTTCTTTAGCAGTCTGCGAGTATCATCTGAGATCAAATCACTGTCTAGTAATGCATTTGTTTCACCTATTTTTGATACCAAGTCTATTGCAGCTTTCGCCTGTGCATCTGATGCATTCAACCATGTTTCTTCAAAAGTCTGTCCATAATGGATAAATGCCAGTTTTAATTTTCGCAAGCTACTTGTGGTATTTGATTGTAAAGTTTTATAAAATTGCTCATTTTCTTTCAATCTAGCATCGTCTATGGCCTGGTAAGCAGCATCACTTCTTTGTGTACCAGAAGTACTAGGCTTATTATCAATTACATCTACTGTGGGTAGGGTTTTTGTGTCAGACGGTAATGGCTTACCTGTTGTCAAAATTGCATTTGTATTCTCAATACCTTTCTTTATCTCTTTTTGTAATTCAACCTGAGCAGTTAAAGGGTCTTGCATTGTCTTTTGAAGTTGTTCATAAACAGACAATGGATCTGCACCTTCCGCCAATTTATTGAATATTTTGGTTTGTTCTTCTGTCAACTGAGGTAAATCGCCTATTTTTGACAAAGCATCTAACGCCCCTAGATTTTCAATTGAGATTTGTCTTTGTGCTCTAGGAACTTTTATAAAATCTTTAAATTCAATACCACTTTGTCCAGATAAAGCTTTGAATTTTTCAAAAGCTGCCTTAGCACCTGTTGTCATACCTTCTGTGATAGATTTAGCAAAAGAGGAAGTTATTGCAGCAAAATCTAATACATTTTCTTTTATTGAAATTGCTCTTTTATTTGCTTGATCCAATAATCCCACCAACTCTTTAAACCTAAGATTGTTTTTAGGATCTTTCATGGACTCTTGTAAGGAAGTTATTTCAGAATCAATTTGAAATAAATCTTGTATAGTACTATCCGGTAACAATTTAATCAAAGAATTGTCAGTAACACCAACTCTGCTCAAACCCTGCAACATTTTTGCAGGTGTGGAATAAATGACCTTGGATAATTTTTCAAATGCAATTGCAGAAGCTCTCATTTTACGTTCAACAAGCTTGTCTATTTCTGATTTACTTACAGTATTGCCCAATTTTTGAATTGCTTCTTCCAAGTCAGATACAGCATATAGTGCTGATTTAAGTTGTTCAAAATCAGTGCTTGATAATACTTTAAGATCTTCTACGGTTATTTGTTGACCAGTTGCAGACAATAAAGATGTCAAAGATTTTGCTTCTTTTGTTGTTTCTGTAAAATCCTTTTTAAGTCTCTCTATTTTAGAACTTAATTTTGCAACAGATTCTTGAGAACCTCCACTTTGCATCAAAGTATCTCTTTCTTCTATCATTGCGTTTAAATCAACGATAGCCTTACGAGTCGGATTTATGCCCTTTGTTCTTATTGCATCGTAATAATCAATACCAGCTCTTGAAGCTAAATCAAGCATTGCCAATGACGAAGTACTACCAGAAGTTAATTCTTTTGTAAAATCTGTATTTAATTGTTTTAAACTTGTTTGTGTTTCTTCAAAAGCAGTGGTATATGCTTTACCCACATCATCAGCTTGTTTAAAAATATAACCCATTTTAGCTTTTTCTAAAGTAGGTCCTGGAGATAGTAGGCTTATAGATTTCTTTGTTTTAAGATCTTCTACTTTATTGGCCAATTCAGTATAGGCCTTTGCATATTTATCAGCAGCCTCATCCGTCATTCTCTGATATACTTGGTCGGAAAATACGGGAGCACCAGCCTTGGTCATTATGTCTTTGAGTTTAAATTGCTTTCTAGACATATCCACAGCTTCACCAAGATTCTTTTCTTGTGTAAATCTTGTGACCAATTCTTTTATTCGAATTATTATTTCACCTCTTTGTCCAATATCAGATGTTTTATCCAATTGTTCATTTAAAACTTTAGCTTCATTTCCGATTTCTTTCAAACGATCTAGAGATGCCTGATCAGCCACTAATAATTCTTTGAAATTTACTTTAGAGCCTGTTAACGTGGTTAAGTTTGCTTCTAAATTTTGCAGTTGTTTGTTAAACTCTTCAATCTTAGTTCTTTCTCCAAGATCTTTGTAAGCAGTGAATATATCATTTGTTGCACTACTTAGGGCTTCTGCTTGTTTTACTTGTAAACCAGTCCGTGCTTGTTCAGAGAGAGGTGTTGGAGTATACTTACCCATAAAACCTGTCTTTGCTGTTCGTGCCAATTCATCGGTATACTTAACATAATCGGAAGTGGCTTTATTAATTTTTTCAACCAAGCCAGGATCCAAATTATCTATCATTGTAGATGCTTTATACAATTCACTCAGATTCTTTTCAGACTTAGATAACCCTTTGAAATCTGCCTTATATTTAGTACCTTTTTCAGAAGATAAATTTCTTATTTCATCTGCAATTTGTTTTGCAGCTTCTTTATCAAAAGTCACCTTAAGTTTAGCCTTTAAGAAATTTTCTTTTATGGTATACTTAAAATCCAATACACCCTGCTCAAAATTATTTGCTATTTTATCGAAATTTCTAATAGGTTCTGGGTTATAAATTTTATTCAAACTTTCTTCTATCTTAGAAGGATCAAATGCAGATTTTGAAGTCAATTTATCTGTTAATTTAGATAAACCTTTTATTTCGTCTTCAATGGCTTTCCTTTCTTCTGAACCAAATTCAGCGCCTTTTTCATAAGAATTTGCTGAATTAATTAAACTAGTATTAAGCTCATCTATTCTGGAGTTAAGCTTATCAATAGATGCTGTATCTAAGTTATTTTTATTTATATCTCTTATATCATAACCGATACTTACTCTACGCTCTTTTGCAAAAGCCTCTGCTTGTTTAGATAATCCTGTTATATCAGACGTCTTAGTTGTACTACCTAGTCCAATGATTTCTTTTGTCTTACCATATACACTTTGAAGATCTTCCAATAAATTCCCAGATTCACCAAATAACCATGTATATAATAAACCTCCACCAACAACTGTTATTGCAATTGCACCAATCAATGTTGATATAGATAAGCCTATCAATTTAGCCAAATTACGAAATACCTTCAAAAATGCTGCTTGCAAAGAACGATTAAAATGAAAGGCAAGTAAAGCAGCTGCAGTGCCGCCTATCTCTGCCAACTGAGATCCACCTAAAAGATTCCCACCCAGTGCACCTAGAAAATAACTACTTGCAATTATTCCAACACCTTTGAAAGCCAATGCGAATTTACCAATCCCTTCTATACCGCTTTTGAAAACTGTTTTAAAGTCTATATATTTGAAGATATTCATAAATGATAAAGCTTTTTGCGCTAAATTTGCAAAGCTTCCACCCAATTGAACAGAACTCGTAAGTGCTTTTGCTGTTATGTCAGAAGTTATAATATTACCAATTAATTTAAAAGTACTAAGTATCTGATCTTTAAAGAAATATATACTTGCAAGTGTGATACTACTATAGAATCCAAAACTATCAGGCAATCCTGAAAATATTTCCTTAAAATTAATTGAAGTTATGCTTTCTTTTATTGAATCAAATAATGTTTTTTGAGATATTGCCGCGTCTTCACTTGCATTTGCCATGGAAGAGAATAACGACATTGCCATACCTATTAATATGGTTATCCCGAGTCTGCCAAAAAGGAATTTACCGATTACACCCATTGAACCTGAAGTTCCTGAAAATTTAGAAGAAAAACCTGTCAATATTGATGATATATTCGTGATAGTTGCATTTGTTGAATTTGAAAAATAATCCAATACTTTTGGTATCTGATTGAAAGAAGATAATAAAACATCTCTCATGGATTTTGAAATATCCTCAAACACCTTTACAAATTTCATTTTCGTGGACATCTGAGGTAATGTTTTGCTACTAAACACATCAAATAAATTTGTATGCTTAGAAATTTCCGACATCGTCAGCATCATTCCCTTTAGTATCGGATCTAATATTTCTTTTCTAACTGTTTTCAACAATGTTGCACTGCCTTTGTCACCCAAGAGTGCAAGGTAAATTAGACCACCTTGTGCAGCCAAATGTGCAATCGGAGAGCCTGAAAATAGTGAATCAAATGTTCCTAGTGAATTAAGGATCAAACCTAAAACTGAGAAGGTAGTTACTGCTCGCCCCTTTCCAAATAACATCTCAGATATTAAGCCTTCTTTTCCGCCAACAAATTTACCTAGACTGGTTCCCAAGGAAAATATCAACTCTATTTTGTCTTTGAAAATACCTAAATAAGCTAATCCTTTCAGTATATTCTTACCTAAGAAATAACTCAAAAGAAGTCCTAGAGGTCCGCTGATTCCTGCCAGATCTGCAATACCTAATATAGCAGATAAGGCTGTTCCTATTATAGGCAATTCTTTTACAAAACCTGTTATAAAACGTGAGGTGGCCACTGATAGTGCATTGAGTAATGCGGGTAAACTTTCAATAAAACTAGCAACAAACTTTCCGGCCAATTCACCTACAAAATTAAAAGCAGCTCCAACCAGACTTTCATTTGCAAAAGCATTTGTCAATTCTTCTGTTAAAAACGTAGAACTCTTAATAAAGCTAGATAGCAAGGCACCTTCAATTATTAGTTTAATACCACTCGGAGGAAATAACAAGCTTGTCAATATCAACCCAAAGCCTGACAAAATACTTTTCAATATGTCTGGAGCTTGTTCAAAAGTCGTTTTAAACACAAAATTCAGATTTTCCCCAAAACTTTTAAAGAAAGAAACTAAGGAATCAGCTGAAAAATTTAACCCTATGTCTTCTACCTTATTAACTATCTTCTTTTTCACTTCAGGTCTCAGTGTAAGACCATCTGAGGAAAATAACTCTTTTGTACCTGAATAAATGGCTTCAAAAGTACTTGAGACTTTGTCTTTAAAATCTAGGACGCCTCTTTTGGAATTATTCCAAAGATTTGCGGAAGTTTCTTTCACATTTTCCACAGTATCTGTCCACCAAGAATGTCCTATTACTTGGTCGTATATCTGAAAAAAAGCTTCAATTACATTTTTGCTGAATGATAGTATATTTGTTAACGCTGAATTTAGGTTTGATTTTTCATAAATAGCCTTGAAAAAATCACTGATAATAAGTTTGGCTTCAATTAAATTATCTATGAAATAGTCTTTTATTGCAACACCTATATCAGAAAAAGTATCCTTTAATGCGGCCAATCCAGGCATGAAATAAAAATTAAACAATTTATTCAATTCATAAAATTTTATTGATAACCCTGTCACACCACGAATCATCTGGTTTAACGTACCCAAGAAATTAGATAGTAAACCTGGTTTTATCACAAATAAATCATTTGTAAGTCCAAAATAATTGCTTAAAAATCTCAAATTAAATATGAGATTAGAGGTAAAACGATCCAACCTAGAAGAGATACTGGCGGTGTTTCCTGCTATAGCTTTTGCCAAAATATTAAAAGCTATTCCATACTCTCTTAGACTTTTTTCATTAAATAAGTATTTGATGTAGTCTGCATCAAAACCTTTTGAGAATATCGAGCGAGGGCTCAATCTTTTTAAAATGGTGATCGCATCTTCTACGTCACTGCGTATTGAAATCACATTTATTATTTTAAAGCCTAAAAATGAAGAAAAGAGATTCAGGACTTTATCATCAATGAAACGAAATGCAGAGTTAACATCTTGTATGAGTGTCCTACCGAAAAATACTTTGGGAAATATCTCATATGCTTGTTTCCCTACTGCACTTAGCATGGTTAATATAGGTTTACCTATGTTTTGTGCAGCTGCACCAAACTTGTGAAATACTATTGCAAAACTATTACCTAATTCGAAAGCATCAAAAGAAGCCTTTCGAATCGAATGCGATATATCTAATGCAGTGCCGGATAGTCTTTCTGACAAACCCAATCCCTTGTCAAGCTCATAAATATATGTTTGTATGGCTTCTGTTAAAGATTCCCCTGCTTGTGCTGCTGTAACTGATGTAACTGCAAATTCAGAACTTATTTTTGCTGCCTGACTCTCTAACGCCTTAAACACTACATCAGATGTGACTTGGCCTTCTGCAGCCAGTTTACGTAATTGGCCTGTAGATATATCGAGCTCATCTGTAATAGCTTTTGCCAATCGTGGCGCTTGTTCCAATACTGAATTAAGTTCTTCACCTCTGAGAGTGCCCGACGACAATCCTTGTCCTAATTGAGTAATAGCCGCTGCTGCACTAGTTGCACTACCGCCTGTCATGGCAATAGCTTTCTGTATAGTTTCAGTGGTTTTTAATATGCGTGTGTTTGAGATACCTGCGCTGGCAAGAGATCTGCCTAATGATGCGTAAACATCTGTTGTACTTTTTATCGATACACGTGTAGCCTCAGAAATTTTATAAAGTTCTTCCTGAGTTTTTATCAATTCTTTATTTCTACCAGTGACCAATGCCACTTTATTTTCCAATTCCTTGAAGCTGGTAGAAATTTCTTTTACATAATTTAATCCAAGACCTACTGCGGCTGTTCCTCCTAGCGTTAAAAACATCTCTTTCAAAGAAGAAGACACATCAGTAGTGCTTTTATCAATATTTTTGAGTGAGCGATTTATATTGGCTAAGTCTTTTTCAGCCTGCGAAGTTCTTGTTTGGACATCTAATAGAATACCTGACATAAAACCTCTCGATTTAAAACCCCAAAATATTAATTTTGGGGTGTATTATTATGTTGTACAATAACTCCATTTGGCTTTACATTTGGGTTATTCAGTACGGTTTTCTCTATAAAATGCGCAGGAGCTTGTTTTGAAGTTCCCTCATTTAATACAGAGATGTAATTTACATTATTTACTATATTACGTCCATCAATTTTCCAACCATCTCTAGCATTTCCAGTATCAACAGGGGTGGCTTCTTTCAATTTATTTAATAGATCTTCTGTAATTTTTTGTCTTTGTTTCTCTATTTCAGCTCTGACATCTTTGTTCAAATTACCTTTTACTTTTAATTTAATCATAAGCTAAGCGATTCGCCTCCCTTTGCAGATAATATTTTAGAGAACAATGAAGAACCCTTCAGAGATGATACAGCTGAATCTTGATTCGTATTTCTGTGCGGATTATTATAAATTGGATCCAATGATCCAAAATACTTCCAAGGTTTTTCTTTTGCACCTTGTGTTTGTAACACTTTATATATACGATCATCTTCTCTCCAACCCACAGGTCTTCTTTCGAAATAATTGTACCATCCCAAAAGTTCTTCGTAAGTCATTTCTTCGTATATTTTATGCACAGACATTTTTAAATGAAAAGCTATCTCGTAAATGGATAGCTCCTCATCTGTCAGTGTTACTTTCCCGCGTCTTGGCCAATGCCAGAGAACTTCATGATTTCAGTTGAAAGTTTTGAAAGTTCATCCATTGGAAAAGTCTCAAAGTCTTCGTCAGTCAAATCTTCACCACCTTCCACAGCAGCTCTGATGACGGTGCGTAAGATTCCTAAACCTGCAGTGTCGTCATCTTGCAATTCTTTTGCCTTGGCTTGAATGTCCATTACTTCTGAAACGCTGAGTTTAGAAATCTTAACTTCTTCACCCATGAATTTAACAACTTTTTGTACGCGTTTGCCTACTAAACTTTTGATACCTGACATCTTAATTTCCTTTGAATTCTTCACTGTGGGCGGCCTGATAGTCATCTAGCTGCTTCCTCATTGTATGTAAAGTAGAAAGTGTTTTAAACACTTCTGTTGATTTTTCTTGATTGCCATCAAACTCAGCCACTCTCGCAAATGTTTTACGAATGCTGATATCAATGGATTTTCTCATATGTTTGGCTGTGACTCTCAGTACATAACCAGCGTCAAACGGTTTTTGTTTATCTTCTTCCATATATTTTCCATTTAGGAAACCTTATGAATTGTGCCACACACAGTGCATTTAGCACCTTTCTTTTGGTTGTGATTGCACACTCTCATACCCTTTCCGTATTTAGTGTCTTGATATTTTGCAGCTGGAGTATCACTGCAATTACATTTTAAAATCGACATAGACATAATAAGCCTCATTTTAAGAATTGAAAGTGCCCTCGAAAGGGCACTTAAGAATACACAATTAGATTGTGTATGCGCCATAGAAATCAGATTGAACTGAAATAGCAATGGTTGCAGTTGTTGCATCAGTCAAGTTAGGAGTTACCAACAGTGATTCCAATTTACCTCTGAAGAAGAATTGAGAATTTTGAACTGTGCCTAAGCCGCCTATGTTTGAGTCGTACTTGCTCTGAGTTGCAGTCGGAGTGGTAGAACCTGTTGGATCAGAGGCCAACAATGTAAACCTCCAAACGCGCGATACACCGTCGCCAACCATGTTACCCAAAGTGTCGGCTGGGCTTGTACCTGTGGTGTTTTTAGACCACTCAGATGGCAAATAGTTGATTGTAATTTCCAAAGATGGCGCATCAGATTGACCACCGATAGATTGTGACTGCTTTTGACCATAAACAGGTACGTTTACAATGTTTGGCTGTGCACCGATAGCAGGGAATTCACGTACGTTAGGGATTCTAGCGTATTTTGGGACGCTTGTCACAGTTGAGAACATCCCAGTAAAACCGGCTGCATCATAAGTTGCTGGAACTGCGCCAGATGTTTCTGCTTTACCAGCGGTTACGGTACCTACATAAACAGAAAGATCTGTATAGATAGCTGCACCGATTGAGTTAATATGTGCCATTTATTCGACTCCGAAAAAATTAAAAGGTATTGTATATTTTGCTCTAAAAAGAGTTGTGTTGCTGGGATCGTTTCCAACAAAGTCTAGACTGCTTTTTTGTAATTGTAAAGAAACGCCTTCTCTTAAGAGAAAATTTTTACAAGACAGAAAAGAGTCTAATGTGTCTGCAATAAAGCTGGTCCGGTTCGGCCCTGTGCCTGCAGCTGTAAATATATCTATTATTAGTATTCCAGATACGGATTTCATATTTATACTTGGGCCACTTGGGATAATGTTCACTCTGATGTATTCATTTTCCAAATCTTTTGGTACAAAATTAGATGGCACTGTTTTGATATTAAGGATGCTCCAGGCTTGCGCACCAAAAACAGAAAAAATAGCGTCTTGTAAATCAGTAAACTTACCCATTACTACTCACCCTGATTACGCTGAAAAGTGATATAAAACCATTATCTTTTATATTATCACTTATTGTCCAAGTTTCATTGTTATAGATGACAGAGTCAAAATTAGAAATATTACCTATTTCTTTTGTCTTTGCAAGCAATTGCATTGAAACAACGCCAAAGTCTTTTCGACTTTTTTCTTTGCCAACAATCACTGTTTTAGCAGAATATGTTACACTGGTATCAGTCACAAGACTTGTATTAAAATCAAAAGTACTTGATGTCTTTTTTATATATACAAAGTCTTCAGCAAGATCTTTCAGCTGATTAAAAGCTAAATTTAAACTACTATCAATAAGATTTTTATAGCTCATTAGTTAGCTCTCCACCACGAGTTTGAACCTGAATTTATCAACAGTGGAGATATGATAGTCTTGACCGCTGCTGGTATTAAATTTGGTTTTTGTATTTTTGAAAGAGATATAGTACCAATATTTAAATTTAAAACGCGGCCTGTGTCATCTAGCAGATTTTCATTGTTCAATAAATGATTTGCAAGCTCAAATGTTGCTTGTTCAATTCTCTTAGGTATGCCTGAAAGAGTGACATTTGCGCCAATCCTCGGGTCAAAATAAGAACCAACCCTTGGAAAAGCCAAGGGTTGATTGGAATCTATGGCAACACCTGTCCAGCGTAAATTATCCAGAATATTTGTTGCAGTCACCAATGAACTCGCTTTTAATGCAATATCTGCAGAAGACCATCCAGTAGAGTCAAGACGGTTCTCAAAATAAGCATCACTTTCGGCAACTGTAACATAGGAATTTATACCTTTATTTAGTGCCATAAAATATCTCCATTAAGAATGGAAGATTGGCAAGATACCTAAAGATAATGCTGAATCAGTTTTACGTTCCCATGTGCCTTTGGCATTTGAAATTGTGTTTACAGATGTTAACAAAGTAGGAGTGCTAACTTCGATTGCATATGCATACTCTGCATCACTAGGGAATTTATCTTGTGCGCCAGCCCAGTTATAACCGGCAGGAGCCAATACATAGCCCCAACGATACCAAATTTCGGTAGAACCGCCACCATTGTAAGAGCCTGCTGTACGTTGAATTTCAACGCCATCAGGAACATCCAAAGGTTGCATTGCAATAGCACCTGGCAATACGATATAGCTGGTTTTTGTACCAACGATATCTACGCCTGCGCCTGAATTGATTTTTGCCAATTCATTTGCACTTAAGCTTTGGTTAGCACGAGTTTGAATCAATCTGAATTTACCATTGAAAATGGTTTCAAACTGAACATTACCTTCAGTGACAACAATGCTGTTCACTAAGTTAGCTGCGCGTAAAGAAGCCAAAGTTTCTGGAGAGCAAACTAAATAAGCCCACTCTGGCTCATAGTCTTTGAAAGCCATGCCAAAAGCGCTTAAGAACGCTGTTGCACGAGCCGAGCCTTGTTCTGCAGCAGAAGCAGGAATGACAGGTTTGCCTGCGCCTAAATCGACATAAAAACCATAGCGTTTGTCTTTAACATCATTTTCAAAGGTTTGACCACCCAAGCCTGGTTGACCTGAACCTGCTGCCGCACCGTTCAATGCTTCGGAAATTGCAACACCTTTCAAAATGGCAAGAATTGCATTGTGTTCATCTTGCGCTTGAGTTTCACCAAAATCAAGACCAATTTTTGCTAAACCGTCTTGTTGAGTGACAACTTGTTGCAAGTTAACTTTTTCTGCACCATGTGTACGAACTGTTTTTACATAGTTCAAGAAATCAGAAGCATAGTTAGTTTTTGAACCAACAGCTGCAGAAGTCAAAGATGCAACATTGATCACAGGGTTTAATGGTTTAAACCAACGAACTTGGCCGATGAAGGTTTCAGTTGATGTATCAATGTTTGGGTTTGAGCCGACAATACCTGTACCCGACAATTTACGAGCGTTGGTATAGGCTTCATCAGAATAAGCACTGATAGTGCTTTGTAAAACAAAAGTTGTAGCGCCAGCTAAGTCTGTTGTTGCTGTCATTTAAAAATCCTTAAATTATCTCCGAGGGAGTTTACCCTCAGTAGCGAGTTTTAGTACTTCTTCTTGGCTCATTTCAAACAGAGATTTGCCTGAAGAAGAATTTTTGTTTGTAGAGCTACTGTTTGAACTTCCAGTCCCATTTGATACTTTTGCTTTAAACAAGAAAGAGTTATCTTCGGCTTCAGAAAAGACTTTTACAAAATCTTTGATTGAAATACCTGATTTGTGAACCCATGAGCCACTTTCGTTTTGGATGAGTTGTCCCACAATTTCCTTACGAGCCATTTCTACAGCTTTTTCATTTCTGAATTGATAGCTTGATAAAGCCGACTGAACATCTCGATCACGAGTAAGCTCTACATTCCGTCTTTCCAACGCTTCTTTTTCAGCTTTGATTTCAGCCAATTGTAACTCATAAGCTTCTTTGTGTTTACCTTCATCTTGTAAACGCTGTAATTCTGCTTCTTTTTCTTTTTGTTTATAAGTGGCAAGCTCTTTCAGCACATCGTCTCTTGCACCATATGCTTTATCTAACTTACCTTTAATGTCTTTGAGGCTTTCCTCTAACCGTTCTTGTACAAGTTTTTCCACTAAATCTTTTTCAGAATCAGTGTTGCCAGTGGTTTTGTCATCAACATTTGTATTTTCTGGATCTGTATTGTCAGTATTTGTAGTCATTGTTTTACCTTGAGTACGACTCGTTATGAGAAAAATACAATTTTTCTCTTGGAATTCATTTAGTATAATTTTGTATTTAATTTCAACTTCTATTATACGGGTTAATTTAACGGGTTTCGTTAACCTACTCCGTACCAACCGTAATCACCCTCAAAATTTGAAGGCACTTCTTTCAAGATATCTTCTTTTAACAAGATATCGGATTCTTTTAGAACCTTACCACCTACAACAGACCGCCCTGCAATAGGTATCAAACCAATGTCAATGGCTTCATTCAAATACTTATCGTATAAGTCTTGCGGTAAACCTCTGGCTTTCATTTCATCAAGCGTAGAGACTATTACATTTTTATCTAAGGTCTTTGCATATATCTTTCGTAATGCATTTCTTGCATTTAACATTTCTGCTGCATTCGCAAAGAAAGCATCGTGAATTGTACTTGTGGGTACATTATTTGCCTTGCCCCATAGATGGAAATTTTTAACAATTGTTGCGTCATTAGAATGATTCGTTTTGTTCAGATTGATCGCTAGTCAATCCCGTCAATATATTTAGCTTGGCAAATTTACCCTGTAATTTAATAGCAAGTTCATCATAAGCAATAGCCGCTTCTAACTCTGTATTAAATTGACCAATATAGTGTCTTCTATCTTCAAAGCGAATAGAAGCCTTCCAATAACCTTTGACTGCATCAAACCAAACCCCTTTGTATTTGCTTGTTCCATTTGATTGTCTAGCCTTATTGTATTGGTTTTCCAAGGCTGTTGCGAGTCGTAGATTCTCAATATGATTATTTTGTCTATTGCCATCAATATGATCTATGAATAAATCATCTGGTATTTCTTTGTTTGTCAAAATGAACCACGTGAGTCTATGTATATAGTAATATTTACCATCAACTCGTACTCGTCTGTAACCGTCTTCAGCAATATAGCCAGCTTCTGCGTCTTTTTTAGCAGAGCCTCTTGAAATACGGTTATATAATTTACCATTTTTATAGTAGAAAAGAGCCTTCAGGCGTTCTAACTTCATTTTTAATTTCCTCTAAATATTTAACTACTGCATGTTACCATGCAGACCAGACTATCTCTTCAATCTTTCGATTGTTCCGCGCTTCGAACACGCTTGTGCCCTACATAATAGTCGTTACACCTTCAATGGAATTTTATATTCCAAAGCTTGGCTCGGTATTGTCCATTAAGGAGTTTCACCGAATTCACGGAATTTTAAAACGGCTAAGTCAACCGTTTACTGCAAAGGCAGTACGCGCTCTTGTTGAATCGGCAATGTCATTTATTTTGCCGTCCTTATTCATCATTTCTTCCCACCAAGTCATTTCAGTCTTTTGAGGTACTTGCAATATATTGGTGGTCCACTCGCCTTGCTTGTTCTTGTAAAAAAGTCTTTCTTCAAATTGTTGTGTGAAATTCTGCTCAATCACTTTTCCATCAAAATTAACCCAAGGAACATTTGTCCAAGATTTTGGCATCTTATTTGCGCTGAGGAACTCAACTTCAAATACATCTTGTTCTTCCAAAAACTTACCTTGTAGTAAATTTGTTGGCGTCGGTGCAGCAGGTCTCAAAAACGACAGTTTAAAATATTTACCGCCAGTCCTTCTTGATTCAGGTATTGCAGTACCATACAGGATATCGTGTAAATTACTGTCTGGTTTGTAAAAACTTAATCGCTTTAAAACTTTTTCACTTAAAGCTTCCCCTGCCTTTAACCCAAGGATCTGGCTGATTGTATCTGGCAAAACATAGCCCTTTCTTTTACTGCCAAATATCCTTTCCTTTGCAATCACATTCCAATCAAAAGCAGCAGACGATGGTTTTGCATTGTTCAGGTAATCTTCCGCCAATCTTCCAAAGAACTTTGTGAAGTCTTTTAAGATAGGTACCTGTTCTCTGAGATGCTCGCTCATTATTTTTGCGATATCTTTGAAATCGCCCGGAGTGACAATCCTTTCATAATTCAAAGAAAGTTTCTCCACAAGATCTTTTGTCTTAGGTTCCAAGAAATAAAGTTGATCTAAAATTTCATCACCTGGGTCTAAACCTTTATTAAAGATATCCTTGACATTCTCTCTGAGTGCTCTCAATTCATCTGCGGTCACTTGGTCAAACTTTTCATATCTTGCTATACGAGCGGAAATCTCATTGAGCACAGTTTCACGATCTGAAGCTTTTACGACGAGCGTATCCTTATCTTTACCGAGAACTTTGGAGAGTTTACCTTCTACATTTAATGTGCCGGTTCTTTCGCCAGCGCCGTAGAACGTTACCATATTTTGCATCTATCTTTGAATGCACTCGCTAGGTGCATCCGATTCATAATAAAAATCAGGATAATTTTCAGATTTACAACGTCGAGAAATCACATTATGACAAATTTTATGGGCTTTACCAGCATCTCTGACAGAGCCAAATCTGCCTAGAGGCGTGATAACTGCTTTTGACCTAGGATGCAAGTCACCTGTTTTATTTTTCATATACATTGGATGAGCAGGGTCTTTAAACATAAAGGCATTTGATTCCTTCATTTGCTCATAATTCTCAGACCATTGCACCTTAGCACTTGTGCTTGCGCGATCTTTGTGCTCTTGTAATTTCATGTGATTGTGTTTTGAAAAAGCCTTTTTTGCAATTTCATAATGAATTGCCTTGAAAGTTCCTTTTCTCTCAGACTTTCTTTCAATGTCGCACATACCAAAGAACGCACGAGCCATCTGCTTGTTGTCATGAATTTTATATAAAAGCCAATGGGCAATAAAGTGCGCACGTCCAGACAAATAAATCAGATTGTCTTTTTCATTTCCGCCACCCATAGATTTTGGGATGATGTGGTGCAATTCATAGTAGCCATCAGTGGGCTTTACTTCAGTGCCATGTTTAAGTAACAAGTTTACATAAAGATTGTTGTAATTCATTTCATTTCCTAAAATATTTTATTTAAATCCTATATATTTCTATATAGATGAGACCATCTCTTCAACCCGCAGGTTGTTCCGCATTTCCATCACCATCGCTTGTGATGTACGGACTTCATCAACTGTTCTAGTTGGTATGTCCTGGTCGTTACACCTTCA